GTAAATTTCCTGACTGGATTCCACTCATAGAAGAAAAGAAAGAACAGATGAGTTTATTTGACGAGGTTTCAGAATGACCGACAAAGAATTTAGAATTTGCACCAGATGTGGTGTTATGGATTTAAAGAATGATATGTGGAACATGAATTACGGATACTATCTCTGTGATGACTGTTACTGGGAAGACGAGTGCGAAAAATGACCGACAAACTAATATCTCTGGTCAATGACTGGTGGGGAGGGATTGAATGAATAAGGAATTAATGTTCAGTAGTAAAACTGATTTGTGGTCCACTCCTTGGAATTTCTTTGATAAGCTCAATGATGAATTCCATTTTACTTTAGACCCATGCTCAACTCATGAGAATGCAAAGTGTTATAAGCATTTCACGATTGAAGAAGATGGACTATTGCAAGATTGGGGCAATGAAGTAGTCTTTTGCAATCCACCTTACGGAAGGCAGATTAAAGACTGGGTTAAAAAGCCTACGAGGAATCACAAAAAGATGATACAACCGTTGTAATGCTTATTCCTGCTCGTACTGACACGATTTATTTTCATGAGTATATCTATCACAAAGCAGAAATAAGATTTATCAAAGGCCGGCTAAAGTTTGGAGATGCTAAGAATGCAGCACCATTTCCGAGCATGGTCGTGATATTTAGAAAGGACAACCAATGAAACTTTTGTGTAAGCTGTTCGGGCATAAGTGGGTATATCTAGGAACTTTAAGCAATGGAGAGTACCAAAGGTATAAAGAAAGGTGTGAAAGATGCGGTAAGGTTGTAAATGCAACATTTGCGACGAAGAACCCCTATTTTATCAACCGCTCAGACCTTGACGAGTCTGAGAACGTGTTCCCTGAAAAATGGCTTGATAAACATATGGATTGAACGCAAAAAAAGCCCAAGCTGACCAATCTTGAGCGAAATACTGAACAATATTGCGATTTTTATTTTCGGTCTTAAATATTATAGCACACAGAACAACAATTTATACCAAAATAAAAATACCCGAACTGACCAGGTTCGAGCGAAATTGTGAATTCTAACGTTTATATTTTTATGGTCACACAAATTATATCATACTGAGCTAGGAACTCGCTAAACTCAACTGGAGGGAAAAGATGCTTACATTTATTTTAGGTCTATTAATTGGACTCATAGCAATGTTCTTGTTTTATGTGAAAACAGCAAAAGAAATAAGTTCAAAAACAATAGCAGACATATTAGAAGACTGCGTTGAAAAAATAGAGTTGCATGAATGGAGTGTAGAAAAGATAGTTGATTTTTTGAAAAAAACTTCTAACAAAATAAGAAAAAATAAATATTAATAATAAAAAGCCCGCTGGGAACGGGCTTCGTTGAAAGAATTTCTAACTTAATTATACCACAAAAGGAGAGCTTGATTAATGGCAGATAAGTTAGATAGAATTATTGGAGATTACGTTAATGGCAGACTTGAAGCCAGAATAAAATCAATTGAAAGTAGATATCTTTATAAGCAAAAAGTAGATAACTTAGGTATTCGTACGGCTTATTCTGGCGGTTCTGAACAATTGAGCCATGTTATAAATCAAGAAAAGCTCGATAGTGACGAAGAATATCTTAAACTCAAGGAGCAACTAGAGATATTAGACTTCTGGTTTAAGCCTTTGATTCCTGATGAAAAAAGAGTTATTGAGCTAAAATATAGTGGATATGCTGGCTTGTACTGGTACCAAGTAATGCAATATTTAGATATCGAAGGAATTGAAGATATTGGGTTGAAAAAAGCTAAGACAATATTCTATAAGTTTAGAAATGATATCTACCGACAAATGCAACACTGTTTTTAGGGCATATTTTTGGACAAAAAATGGCACGAAATTGCCTAAAATTGGCACCTCAACCCTTATTTTTGCTGATATACTTGTATTATGAAGTAAAAGGCAAAAGCACAAAATATCATAAGTATCGGTTTGAATTTGCTTCATAAGCTTGTTAGGGTTCGACTCCCTGACTTGCTATTATATTTTATTACAGGTTGTCCATTGGGCAGCCTTTTATTGTTGGAAAGGAGGAGAAATGGCAAAAGCTAAATATGAAGAATGGATTTTAGAAGAAGGATTACTCAAAATTCAAGGTTGGGCAAGAGACGGCTTAACAGAGGAGCAAATCGCTCATAATATGGGGATTGCCGTTTCAACTCTGGGTAATTGGAAAAAAAGTCATCTGGAGATTTTGGAGGCCCTAAAAAAGGGTAAAGAAGTTGTTGACATTCAAGTCGAAAATGCTTTATTAAAACGTGCTTTAGGTTATGAATTTGTTGAAGTAACTAAAGAGTTAGCCGAAACAGGATTAATAGTAACGAAAAAAGTCACTAAACAGCAAGCTCCAGATACAACCGCAGCTATTTTCTGGCTTAAAAATCGTAAGCCGAATGAATGGCGAGATAAAAGTCAAACGGAGCTGTCAGGTTCAGTTGATATCAACGAACGTAGCAAAGAGATACAAGAACGGATAAAAGGACGGATGAAAGATGAAGAATGATTTTGATTTTTTCATGGACCTAGTTCTTAATCATCCTGTTCAGTTTGGAATAGAAAGTGGATTTGAAGACTTAGAAGACATTCATAACGAATGGATCAAGTCTTTTTTATTTTCTGAGGAAGACGAAACACTTCTGGCTCATCGTGGGTCATATAAAACGACTTGTCTTTCAATTGCAATTGCGATTCTATTGGTCATGTTTCCAAATCAAACCATCATCTTCATGCGAAAAACCGACACGGACGTTATGGAAATAGTCTTGCAGGTTCAGAAGTTATTACAGTCAGACATCTTTCAAGCTTTCTCAGAAGCTTTGTGGGGAAAGTCAGTTACCTTATTGAAAGCAACAACGACTGAGATTGATACTAATCTAAAAGAAAGTAATAAGGGGACTTCTCAACTTCTTGCTTTGGGGATTGGTGCCAGCATTACTGGTAAGCATGCGGACATTGTTATCACTGATGACATTGTCAATCTTAAAGACCGTGTAAGTCGTGCAGAACGTGAGCGGACTAAAACACAGTACCAGGAATTGCAGAACGTGAAGAACCGTGGCGGTCGTTTCATTAATACTGGAACTCCTTGGCACAAGGAAGATGCAATTTCTAAGATGCCAAATGTCAGAAGATACGACTGTTACGAAACAGGTTTGATTAGTAAAGAACAGTTAGAGCATTTGAGGCAGGCCATGATACCCAGCTTATTCGCTGCTAACTATGAACTGAAACATATTGCTGATAAAGATGCCATGTTTAGCGCTCCAACCTATATTGCTGACGTTAGCAAAATAGCCAATGGAACAGCGCATATTGATGCGGCTTACGGTGGGAGTGACTCGACTGTTTATACTGCTAAAAAAGATAATGTGATGTTTGGCAAGAAATGGGACAAGCATGTTGATGATTGTTTGAATGAGATTGAACTTATCCACAAGGAATTGAAGCTTGGAACAATTCATGTTGAAAACAATGGAGATAAAGGTTATCTTGCTAAAGAAATTAAAAAGCGTGGCATTCCAGTCAAAGAATATCACGAATCACAAAATAAATTCATTAAAATTGCTACCTATTTGAGAGCGGAGTGGTCCAACATTCAATGGCTTGATACTACTGATCCAGATTATATGGCTCAGGTATTGGATTATACAGAGAATGCCGAACACGATGATGCGCCAGATAGTGCAGCAAGTTTAATTAGACAGACTAAAAGTAAAGGAGGTTGGTTAGTATAATGGCAACTAATGTACTACTAAGCAAAGACCCAACAATTATTGCTTCAGGAATTAAAAATACGATTCAGGCAGATTTAAAAGATGAAAAAAAGAAACTTGCTCAACAAGGTGTAGATTACTATAGCTACAAACATGATATTTTAGACAATCGAATTTTTTATATTGATGATGATAACAATTTAAAAGAAGACAAGTACGCAACAAATATCAAAATTCCCAATGCTTTCTTGAATGAATTGATTGACCAGAAAGTCCAATATCTTTTATCAAATCCAGTTGAAATCGAATGTGATGATGACCAGCTGGCTAAGTATCTTGAAGATTATTATAACGAAGACTTTCAATTGTTCCTTAATGACTTACTGACAAACGGAAGTCAAAAAGGCTTTGAATATGTTTATCCTCGGACTACTCCTGATGATGTCATTGTCTTTCAAGTTTTAGACGGTTTAAAAATTATTCCTATTTATGATGATTTGAATGTCGTTCAAAAAGTCCTTCGTTACTACTCAAATGACATCGTCAAAGACGGTAAGGTGGTAACAATTAAGACTGCTGAACTATATGATGATAAAGAAGTCATGACCTTTGAAGCTTCTGAAAAAGATAATTATGAATACATCGGTTCACAGCCTCATATTCTTGGAACTAATGGAGAGGAGATTGGCGGTCGTTCTTACGATACTATTCCGCTCTATCGTTACCAGAACAATCAGCAGGAACGAACAGATTTAGAACCAATCAAAGCGCTTATTGATGACTATGACTTGATGAATTCTTATCTGTCAAACAACTTACAATCTTTCTCTGATGCGATTTATGTGGTTAGAGGATTTGAAGGTGACTCTTTAGATAAACTCCAAATGAACCTCCGGAATAAAAAGGTTGTAGGAGTTGGAGATGATGGTGGAATTGATGTAAAAGTTGTTAATATTCCAGTTGAAGGTCGTAAGACTAAGATGGAGATTGATAGCGAAAATATCTACCGTTTTGGTTTTGGTTTTGACAGCTCGCAAGTCGGTGATGGCAATGTGACGAACGTTGTTATTAAGTCACGATACACAAGACTAGACATGAAAGCCAATAAGACAGAAACTCGATTGAGAGCTTTCTTGAAATGGTCTCTTGATTTAGTCATTGCGGATATTAATCGAAAAAATAACACATCCTACAACAGCAATCAAGTTGAGTTTGTCATTACTCGTGAAATGCTAGTCAATGAAAATGACCTTGCAAACAATGAAAAAGTTGAAGCTGACACAAAATCAGTTGAGGTACAAACACTTCTTGCAGCAGCTCCACTATTGCCGGATGATGAAGTTGTTCAAATGATTTGTGATATTTATGACTTGGATTATGACGAAATCCAACAACAATTAAGTGTTAAAGGATATGAGTCCAATCCTGAACAGTGAGGTGATTCATGAATATTGAAAGTCCAGTAGATGAAAAAAAGCTCCACAAGTTCTATGAAAACATTTCTAAATCTGTGAATCAGAAAATTGAGGATTGGCTAGAGCATTACGGTGATTTATCTTTTAGCAAACGGATAGAGTTTGAAAGATTGCTAAATGTCAGTAATGAAATTCGTCAAATACTTGGAGAGCCTAGCATTAATATTGCTGAAACGATTAAAAACCATGTTTTAACAGAAGGAGCAAATGGATATAATTCTGTTTATTACTCTCTTGAAACCGGCTATAATCTTGATTTGAACTTTCATAGCTTAGATAATAAGTTTTTAACTGAGCTTATGAACAGTCCAGTAGCTGGTTCTACTTTGTCAAAGCGACTCTATAAATACAGAAATGAATTGGCTTCAAAGATTAGTGATGCTATTGCTAGAGGAATGTCTTTTGGTTATGGTTATGACAGAATGGCATTGGAAATATCAACAATTACAGAAGCTAACTATCGGCAAGCTTTGAGAATTGCTCGTACAGAAGGTGGTCGTGTTCGTTCTATAACCACTCAAAAAGGTTATGAGGAAGTCAAAGAAAAAGGTGTTGATTTAAAGAAACAATGGATGGCAACCAACGATGGTAGAACTCGTACTGACCACTCATTACTCAATGGCCAGATTCAAGAAGTTGATGAAGATTTTAAAATCGGTTCATATAAAGCACAAGGGCCTCGTATGTTTGGAGTTGCCGAAGAAGATATTAATTGCAGATGTACAACGGTCACAGTCGTTAACGGGATTGCTCCTAAGTTGAATCGAGAGGGTGAGAATTTTTACCAAAAGAAATATGATGATTGGTTGAAAGAACAGGGTAAGAAAAATAGTGGTAAAAATATTCCAGTTTCATTGAAAGGTCTGAACGATGATTATTTAAACGAGAAACGTGAAGAATCAAGGTTAAAAGCTGGGCGAGTTAATGCTAAAAAATATGATGCTCAAAGTGAGTCCTTTGCGAAGCTGACCAATGAAGCTTCTATGAGAATGAGAATTTCAGATATTGGATTTAGAAGAGCAGTAGAAAGCGGAAATCTTAAAAGTTGTCATGAATTTGGGGACGACTTCGCTAAAGGGCGAATAAGGATTGAAAAAACTTTATTTAATTTGCCAGAAAATATTAAGAGAAGCGAAATGCCCAAATATGGCTATCTTTCAGATTCTGATGATTTATTTGAAAAGAAAGCAAGTCATTCAGTTTTAGGTTATGGGGACATTACCATTGAGTTAGATGATAGTGTTCGAAAACGCACGACTTATACCATTAACGATAGCTTAGTTAACAAAAGAGGTTTGATAACATCTGCTACACCAGTAGGTACAAAGCCAACTTACAATGGTATCAAAGAGAAAGCTATTGGGGAAATTAACAGTATCTCAGAATTTTTAAATTCAAATAAAAAAACGAATCGTTATATTGAAGCTCAATATCATGGAGATTTAACTTTTAAAAATGACGTGAAGAGAATCATTGTACCAGATAATAGCTATTTAGATAAATTTTCTAAAGAATTTGAACAGCTAAAAAATATGGGAATTGAAGTACTAGTTGCTCCCAAATAGTATGGAGGTATATTTTGAAAATACTATATTATTCCTATGATGGAGAATTTGAATCCCTTAACTTCATCTTCAAAAAAGAAAATAAATTCTATCATTATTATTTTGATGGTGATAAAAATGTAATTGAAGAAATTATAGCTCCCGAAGAGGTTTTAAGATTCAATCCATACATGGATAAATACCATAAAGGAAGTCTTCCGATTGAGGTATTAAAAAAAATAGAAAAATATTATAAAAATTAAGCGTTTGTCACTTACAGGCGCTTTTCTTATGCCCTGAACATGGCATAAAACTGTTTAAATTCGACTAGACACGTCGTAAAAAGTGCAAGCATCGTGAGAGCGAACTCGTATAAAAGCGTAGGTGTGAGGAGGAAGAAAATGACATTTGAAGAGTATTTAAAATCTCTTGGGTTAGATGATGAGCAAGTGACATCCATTACTGCAGGAATGGAAGAAAACAAGTTCTATCTAACTTCTGAACAGAATCTTGAAGAACGCTATAACAAGGCTGTTCAACAACGAGATGAAGCCAAAGAGCAACTCGATGAAAGTAATGAAAGAATTACTGAACTTGAAGCTGCTGCCGAAGAAGTTCAAAAAACTTTGGAGTCTAATCAATCTGAGTTAGAAAAACTTGAAGAACTTCAAGGTCAAGTTGAAACACTGACAAGCGAAAATAGCTCAATCAAGCGCACTACTAAGCTTGAAAAACTGCTGACTAAAGCTGGTGTTAATGATATTGACTACATTCTCAACTATAAAATGCGTGGTGGAGAAGATTTAGAAGTTGGAGAAGATGGAGAGTTTACTAATTTCGATGACAAGCTCAACGAGTTGAAAGAAAGCTATCCAAAATACTTTGAGGCCCCTGAACCTCCAAAAGATGATAAGGGCTGGACTCCTCTGGATAACAACCCTAAAGACGGTAAAAATGTAGATTTTGACCCGTTCTCAGAAAAAATTGCCAAATATAACCAATAGGAGGAATCACTTTGGAAGACAAAGAAAAACAACCGATTACGGTTGCACAGCTTAAAGAAGCTGGAATTGACAAACTTGTCGCTGGACTAACAGAGGCCATCGATAAAGAAGATGACGCAAATGTAGGTAAAGCACTGCAAGACCTTACAGAAGGCCTTAAAAAACTTGATTCGCCAGATGATAAAGAAGATGACGAAGAAAAACCTGATCCATTTGCTGATAAAGTCGCAAAATATGTTCCACAAGGGAAATAAGAGAGGTAAAAAATTATGACAACTAATAACAACCAACAAAATGCACGTCGTTTTGAACCACAATATAAAGGTATTCTTACCGCAGTATTTAACGCTAAATCCGCATTCTCTGGTGCATTTGCTCCAATTCAATCAGTTGACGGGATCACATCTAACACAAAAGCCTTTTCTGTAAAAACTAATGCTACACCAGTAGTAATTGGAACTTACAGCAAAGACGCTAATGTAGGTTTTGGAACTGGAACTGGAAACTCTTCACGTTTTGGTAACCGTACTGAGGTTATTTATGCTGATACTGATGTTGATTTCAGCTATGAATTGGCAATTCATGAAGGAATTGATATTGCCACAGTAAACGCTGGACTTAACGATGCAGTAGCCGACCGTTTGGAAGCTCAATCAATTGCCCAAACTCGTTACATGAACCAAAAGAACGGTAAATTCTTGTCTGATAACGCAAGCAAAACACTTGCAATGTTAGATGCCAATAGCAAATACACAGAAGTAAATATCAATGCTTTGTTCAATGCTGCTGCAAAAGAATTCACTAATAATGAAATCGATGCAGATAAAACAGCCTACCTTGTTCCTGATTTATATCAAGCAGTTGTTGACTTGACTAATGCAACTTCACTAAAAGGTGCAACTGTCAGTCTTGATAACAACACTGTTCCAAAATATAAAGGGTTCAAACTTGAAGAAACTCCTGATAAATACTTTGTATCGGGCGAAGTTGCTTATTTTGCTGCTGATCAAGTTGCTATTCCTTTTGTTGGCATTGCTACAGCTCGTACAATTGATGTCGAAGCATTTGATGGTAAGGCACTTCAAGCTCATGCAAAAGGTGGTCAATTCATGCTTGATGACAACAAGAAAGCTGTCTTGAAAGCAACTGCTCCAGCTCCTACTGCACCTCAATTAGCAACTGGAGTTACACTGGATCGAACCACACTTAGTTTAAAAGTTGGAGAAACTGCAACACTAGCAGCTACAGTTGAACCAGCTAATACTACAGATAAAACTGTAAGTTTTGCTTCTGCAGATCAAACAATTGCTACTGTAACACCGGTACAAGGTAAAGTAACTGCCGTAAAAGCAGGTACGACTGATATTACAGTAACAACCGCTAATGGTAAGATAGCTACTTGCACTGTAACTGTAACCGCAGCATAGAGAAAAAGGATGGGGGTAAATTATGATTCTAACGCTAGATGAAGCACAAAAAATCAACCCTGACCTGACTCAAGAAACGCTTGATGGATTAGAGCAGTCTATTCGTGCTCTAACTCATAATAAGTTTCAAAATTTGAACATCAGATTTTATCAGTTCAAAGTAACCAATGAAAATACTTTAGAATTCAATGACCCGCTTTCTTTTCTTCGTGTTGGTGAAACAATTGAAATCAGTAATACCTGGAGTCAGACGGGTTCAGGATTAAATCAGGATATGGGTGTGAATGATGGCTTGTATGTGATTGAAGAAATCAACGACAAGACAATCAAACTTAAAGATGCGGAGTTGTTTAACGGCAACTTTCAAAGTGCTTTTATCACTAAGATATCCTACCCTCCTGACATTGTCGAGGGTGTCAAAAGATTAATTAAGTATGATGTATCTATGGGTGATAAACTTGGCATCAAGTCTGAAAGTATTGCTCGGATGAACATCACTTACTATGATATGAATTCGAGTGAATCAATCAATGGTTATCCAGCTAGTTTATTTGGCTTTCTGAAAAAATATAAGAAAATGAGGTGGTAAGATGTATGCACCTCATTCTTTTATTATTCAAAAGTTTGAATCTGACGGTGACGGAATCGGTGGAGTTGTAAAAGATTGGAAGGATTTCATTACTGTAAAAGGTTATTTGGATTTAGTTAATGGGACAAACCAAGCCTCATTACAAAATGCCATCGTTGAGGAATCTACTCATATTTTAATTATTCCAAAGTATGTTTCTGGAATCACTGATAAAATGCGAGTTATTGATGAAGAAGGAAAAGTTTATTCAATTACTTATCCTGATAATCCTATGGGACTTAATCATCATAATGAGATTTATCTTGTTTTTGGAGGCAAGAATGGCAATTAAATATGAGAATAATTTTCCAGCCGTTGAAAAGCTACTTGATAGTAATGTCGAACGTGCTCTTATTGCCTCAAGTGAACTTGTTCGTTCACAAGCAAAGACAAATGTCACTGCAGCAGGAAGAGTTGACACAGGTAAGTTGCGAGACGATATCAATTACAAGTTAGTGAAAGATAGCGGCTACTCTGGTGGAATGGCTTCACAGATTGGCTCACCAGACAAACACGCTATTTACAATGAATTCGGTACTGGTGAATTTGCTGAAAATGGTGCTGGTCGAAAAGGTGGCTGGTTTTATCGAGCTGCTGACGGAACACCACACTTTACTAAAGGTTTAAAACCTATCAAATTCATGAGAAACGCTTTTCGTGACACTAAGCAAGAAGTTCAGAATATCTATCAACAGGAACTAGGAAAGGGGATAAAATGATTGAGTTATTGCAAACATTAAAATTGATGTTTGACCAAGTTACTAAAGAGAGTTATTTGGAAATTAATAACTCCGAAAAAATTAATTATCCTTATCTAACATACTCACTTGATATTGATAATATCAACAGAAATACTGATGGCTTTTATTTAGACATTGATATTTTTGATGAAAATTCTAGTTTTATCAATATTTTTAATTTAGAAAGTCTCTTGCGTGAAAACTTTGATTTCAATCAAAAATTCACGGATGGGCTTTTTTTACGTTTTTATTTTCAACGTTCGTTTTCAGTGGAAACACAGAGTGATACGTTGAAACGCAGAAATTTGCAAATTTATTGCAAAGTAGATTGGAGAAATAAATGACATTACCAAACTCAGGTTATACAAAAACTTCATCAGAAAATTTCATGATTAATGCAGGAACAATTGTAGTAAACGTGGAATGGGACGAAATCTCAAAATCATTTACAGGAACACCGCTTGGAGCAACAAGTGATGGAACAAAAGTAAATATCGAACAAAAATACCGCAAAATCGGAGTTGATGGGACTGGCCATGTGGATGTTAAAGGCCTCTGGGTACTTGATGAAGCACACGCAACTGTTGGTGCCAAATTGAAAGAACTCACGGCCGAAAACATGGCCTTAGGACTTAATGGTACTAAAAACGAGTCAGCAGAATACGATGGCTATACTGAAATCAAATCAAAACGTTACCTTGAAGAAGGTGATTACATCAAAAATATGGCAATTGTTGGTAAATTGACCGGTAGTGAAAAACCTATCATCATTCTTTTAGACAATGTGTTGACTACATCCGCTTTTGCTCTTGAAACAAAAGACGGTGATGAAGCTGCTATTGACTACGAAGGAACAGCCAATGCCTCATTTGAACAATTGCAAAACGATGAGTTCCCTTGGACTATCCTTTATCCAACTGATGGAACAGTCGCAGTAACTGGAGTGACGTTGAATAAAACAAAGCTTTCACTCGCAGTTGGAGCTAACGAAACACTGACAGCAACTATTGCACCAGCTAATGCAACTGATAAATCAGGAACATACAGCTCTGACGATTCAACAATTGCCACTGTGACTGCTCAAGGGAAAGTAGTAGGTGTCAAAATTGGTACAACAAATGTAAAATTTACTACTTCAAACGGTAAGACAGCAACTTGTGCTGTGACGGTAGCCTAAAAATAGAATAGAGGAAAATACTTATGACTGAACAATTGAAATTACGTGAATTGCAAGGGGATGACCTATTTACGCTTCTTGGAATTTTTGCAAAGCTTGAAATCCAAGATGACATTGTTGAAATTTTCAATGGGGTAGATACTTCTGACCTTGCAGTAATTGAGGCACGAGGAAGAAACCTTATGTCTAGTCTAATTTCAAAACTATTGAAAAATATCACAACTGTAAAAGTAGAACTCAACAACTTCTTAGGTGAATTGGCTGGGACTACTGGAGAAGAAATCGGTCAATTGAATCTTGTCGCTTATGGTAAATTGGTGAAAGATTTTATTGGAAAACCTGAGTTGAAAGATTTTTTCCAATCATTGTCATCATAAAACAAATTGATGACGGTGAACATCAGTTAAAAGATTTCCTTTTTAGAAGATATAGTAATCCATTGGCTATCTTGGCGACTTATTCGTTGAGTCGGGCAGTGGATTTTATTTTATATCTTTATGAACAGGAAAATGAAGAAACATTATGGGAAATATGGCTTTCTAAGGATATCGACGAAGACTTTTCAGAATTTAAAAAGAAAAATATGAAAACTTTGAGAATCAAAGAAAAAGATGTCATTACTCCTGATAAAGAGCAAGAAAATTTAAACTTTGCAGCTCAATATTTCAATTTTAGTAAGGAGGTAAAAATGAATGGAAGTATTTAGTTTATTTGGTACGCTTGGTTTAAGAGGCGCAAGTGATGTAAAAGCTCAACTTCAAGAAACGAGCAAACAAGCCGATAATACGGCCAAAACATTTGATAACTCTACTGAGAGAACTGGGAAAAGTTCTCAAAGTCTTTTAGCTAAGATTGGAGCTGGATTCACACAAGCTGGAAATGTTGCAGGTCAATTTGTAGCTGGATCAATCAGAGCAATTGGGAACTTCGGCCAGTCTCTTGAAAACCAAGGTCAGAAAATGATTAACTTCGGTGGTGGGGCAAAAACTGCCCTTGCTACTGTTGGTTTATCAGTCGGAACGCTTGCAATGTCTATCACAGCAGGGATGAAAAGATTAGATGCCTTGAATGGCGCTAACCTTGTTTTCCAATCAATGGGAGCTGCTGCAGATACTTCATTTGGTGGAATCAGTAAAGCAGCAAAAGATATGACCAAAGGGACGGTCATGTCTGTTGGTGACTTTAATTCCAAAGTTCAACAATATATAGCCAAAGGAGTCCCACAAGCTGCAGCAATTGCAACAACTGCATTGAATGCTTTTGTTAAAGGGACATCCGTTGGGATGACTGATGCAGCAACAGCGACTGCTCGTTTTAACTCTGTTGGTATGGATTTGAATAAATCTACAACAGAATTTAAAAACATGACCAAGGTTTTGGCTGGGACAGGTAATGCGACCGCTGCAGGAATTGATGCAGCTTCATTGGCAATTTCTCAGATGGCTGGTAAAGGGAAGTTGGACATGGGTAACATGTTACAACTTATGAACACCATGCCTAATGCCTTAGCTTTTGTCTCACAATCTACTGGCATATCTATGAAAGATATTCAACAAGCCATTTCTGATGGTAAAGTAAGCTATGAAGACTTTTCTAAGGCTTTACAAGACCAGTCAGTAAAAGTTGATGAACAGTTTGCCAAACAGGGTGGGGTTATGGCCCAAACTGGTAAGACCTTTGAAGGTTCTATCTCAAACATGAAAGCAGCTGTTGCACGTTTTGGGGCTTCAATCTTAGAAGGAATTGGTCAAAGTAAAATAACTGATGCAATGGCAAACATTAGTTCAAAAATTGATGAAACTGCCGCTAAAATTACTCCTATCATTCCGAAAGTCGTTGATTTTGGAACAAAATTATTTAATCTAGCTCAAAAATTCGCACCAGTTATAGGTGCTTTTTTAGCCTTTAAATTAGGTGCGCTTGGTGTAGGAACGGTAATGAAACAGGTTGGTAGTGTTTTTACAACCTTTGCTAAAAATCCTATTTTGTCTATTATTATGTTGTTAGTTGCAGCATTTGTGCAAGCATATACACATAGTGAAACTTTTAGAAAAGCAATCCAAGACTTATTTTCTGCTATCCAAAATAGTGGAGCGATGGAACTTCTAAAAATAGCTTTCGAGCGTATCAGTACAGTTGTTGGTCAGGTTAAAGATTCTGTAAGTAAACTTTGGGATAACATTTCAAAAGGAACTAATACAAGTAATATCATTCAAACAATAGTAGGATTTTTTAATAATCTAGGACTAGCAGTATATGATGTTGTGGATTTTGTTATTAAACTATGGGAAAGCCTTCAAAATAGTGGAGCTTTAGATAGTTTCAAGAATGCCTTTAAAAATACTTTTTCAATTATAAGCAGTTTAGTTTCTCCAATTATTGATTTAGTTAAGAATCTTTGGGATAAAATTTCCGAAGCTGGTACTCAACAATCTGTGATTGAAACACTAGACAGTGCTTTTTCAACAGTTGGTTCAACAATCGAATCTGTGACAGGATTTGTAAAAGGATTAGTTGATTGGTTTAAACAAGGCGGCACTGGAGTGGATGTTTTGAAAGCTGCATTTGTTGGTCTTGGAACAATCCTTGGTGGTTATGCAGTATATCAAGGAATTTTAAAAGGTATTGCTTTAGCTCAACAAGCCTGGGCAATCGCCACTGGAGTTTGGAGTGCCGTTACTTCTGGTGCAACTGCTATACAAATGGCATTTAATGCCGCAATTGCTGCAAATCCAATTGGAATGATTGTAATTGCTATCATGGCAGTAGTAGCAGCACTTATTTACTTTTTCACTCAAACCACTGCTGGAAAGCAAATTTGGCAAGATTTTATTAATTGGATAAAAAATGCTTGGCAAGGAATTAGTTCATTCTTCTCAGGCTTATGGAGCGGTATTGTTCAAATCTTCAATACTACGGTTACTGCGATACATGATTTTGTAGTTCCTATTTTTAATACCATTGCTTCAGGCATACAGATTGCCATGAATCTTATTTGGTCAGTCATTCAAATTGTATGGCAGGCTATTAAAGTTACTTTCGAGCTTGTAGTAGGTGGAATAGTTGCTTATATAAAATGGGCTGGTGAGGTATGGCTTTCTATCATAACAACCGCTATGAATCTTATAAGCAATGTTATCATGACTGTTTGGAATGCAATCCAACCTTTTGTAATGGCTGTGGTAAATGCTATTAAAGACGTCATTACAACAGTGTGGAACACGATTGTTTCTGTAATCACTACAGTAATGACTACTATTGGTAATGTAATTTCTACTGTATGGAATGGAATTTGGGGATTCTTACAGCCAATCCTGTCAGCTATCGCTAATTTCTTCAGTAGCGTATGGAATGGAATCACTAGCGCAGTTAGCTCGGCAGTCCATGCTATAAGTTCGGTAATATCTAGCGTATGGAATGGAATTTGGGGATTCTTGCAACCTATTCTGTCAGCGATTGGGAACTTCATATCGAGTGTGTGGAATGGTATTATGTCCACCATTAGTAGTGTCGTAAATAGTATCCTATCGGTTGTTTCTAACGTTTGGAATGCAGTATCAAGCACAACATCAAGTGTATTTAATACGGTAAGTTCAATCGCATCTAGCGTATGGAATGGAATTAGTTCAACCATTAGTAGCGTTGTAAATAGCATTCAATCAGTTGTATCGAGCGTATGGAATTCGATAAGTAACGTTGTATCAAGCGTTTCAAGCGGTATTTCAGGAACGGTATCGAGTATTTGGAACGGACTAACAGGGATTGTCAGCGGAGCAATGAATGGAGTTATGAGCACTGTGAGTGGAATTTTAGATAAAATCAAAGGTTTTTTTAACTTCAATCTAAGCTTCCCTAAAATTGATATCCCACATATTCCACTTCCTCACTTCTCAATAAGTGGAGATTTCAATCCACTTAAAGGTAAAATTCCTTCTATTGGGGTTGATTGGTACGCAAAAGGTGGTATTTTAAATAGCCCTACAATCTTCGGAATGAATGGTAATAATCTTCAAGTAGGCGGAGAGGCTGGTCGTGAAGCAGTATTACCATTGAACAAAGATACATTAGGTGGCATCGGTCGAGGTATTTCTGAAACAATGCAATCTGATCAACAAGCTATCCTAGATAAACTTGATGAACTCATTGAAATTTTGAGTCTTCTTGGATTTGATTTTGACATTCGTTTAGATGATGGCACACTTGTTGGAAAACTTGCGGATAAGATGGACCGTGCAATTTATGACAACTCAAGAAGAAAGCAAAGAGGTAGGACAACATGAATGAAGTAAGAGAATTTGTTATAGGTTCATATCATACTTTTACAGATTGGGGTTGTTTTATTCAGTCTGGATGGACTCTTGATTCTGCCAAACCGAAAACAAAGTACGTCGATATCACTGGGGCTGATGGTCAACTCGATTTAACTTCAGCACTTACGGGTCAAGTTAATTTTGATTCAAGAGAATTTAAAGCTAGCCTTATTTTCCCGATTACTAAAAGTCGAAGCGCTTGGGAATTATTGAAAAATACAATATCAAATGCGATTAATGGCCAAGAACTAAAAATCCAGCTTCCGGATGATAAAGGGTATTTTTTAAAAGGTCGTTTTTCAGTTGGTAAGTATGATGATTCAACAAGTATTGCTACTTTAGAAATCTCAGCGACACTAGAACCTTGGCGATACAAGACGATGCCGACAATCATAAAAAGTACAATCAGCGGTACAAAAATAGTTCCTTTAGAGAACGAGCGAAAGTCGGCACTTATCACGATTGATACTAATGTAGCTCTGACAGTTAAATTCGATAAAAAAACAGTTGCGGTTCCGGTTGGGAAAACGGAGATTTTGGATTTTGTTTTGAAACAAGGAACAAATAATCTTTCGATAACTGGAACAAATGCCGCAATCACAATTACTTATCAGGAGGCAAGCTTATAGATGTTTACAGCAAAAATAGATGATAGGTTGCTTTTTACTCCTTTAAAAGATGCCTATTATCTCTATCAACCTAAAGTAGAACTGGAAGCTAATAAGGCTTCCAGTTTTGATTTTAAAATTTATCCAGACCACCCAGAATACAAAAACATCTTGAAATTTAACCCCATCATCAAAGTTTACGATGATAACGACCTTATTTTTAGAGGTCGAATTCTTGATGATGTAAAGGGGTGGGATAACGAGAAAAAGGTCTCTTGTGAGGGAGAGTTATCTTTTTTCAATGATTCAATTGTCAGGCCTTATGATTTCAAAGGGTCTGTCTATGATTATCTTCAACTTTTGGTTAAGCAACATAATAGCCAAGTTGATAAACGGCTTCAATTCACTGTCCGGAATGTGACGGTTGTAGACCCTAATAATTTAATTGTCCGGGCAAATAGCAACTACCCAAATACCTTACAAGAAATTAACGATAAGCTATTCGGTCTCTTGGGAGGATATTTTTACCTGGAACATGATGAATCTAAAAATATCACATATTTAGATTATTATGAGGACCCACCATTTAAAGTTGACCAAGGGATTGAGCAAGGGAAAAATTTGCTTGATTTGACAGAAACTATAAAAGGTGAAGATATAGCGACTGCGATTGTTCCTCTAGGTGCCAAAATAGAAGCAGAAGACGGAAGCGACACAGGGAAACGCCTTACAATTGCAAGCGCAAATAATGGAAAAGATTATCTCTATGATGAAAAACAAGTCCAAGCTTTTGGTTATCTTTATCGGACAGTCATTTGGGATGATGTGACAACAGTCGAGGCATTAATGAGAAATGCCAAAAAAGAGTTGGCCAAACTCATAAAACCAACCTATACGCTTGAACTTAAAGCGTTTGACCTTAGTTTAATTGATTTATCGTTAGATAAATTTAAGATTCTTCATTATGTAAAAGCAACAAGTAAGTACCATACTTTGGATGAAGATTTCTTAATAAGCAAACTAACAATCGACATGGAAAGCCCTGAAAATAGTACCGTAACTATTGGCCAAACTTTCTCAGGCATTAGTGATTCAACTAACGCAAATCATGCAGCAGTTATTAACACCCAACTTACTGCAGAAGATGCGGTGAATAAAGCGATTGAGGCTATTAATTCAGCCAATGGAAAGAATACCAACTATTACGGAAATTCCGGGGGTGGTTTCCCACCTAATCCGAATGTAGGAGATCTATATTTTCAAAAAGATGGTGATAAGACAACTATTTATCAGTGGGATGGCAGTTCTTGGGTCAATCTGATTGATACTTCATGGCAAGATGACTTTGAAGCGGATTTGCAAGAGAAGTTAAATCAAGCCAAAGAAGAAACTGATGCAGCACTTGCTGAAAAAGATGAGGCTATAAAAGACTTAGATAAAAAAGTCACCGACAAAATTACTCAAACGAACACGGCAGTCACTCAAGCTCAGTCTGATGCAAATGCGGCTAAAACACAAGCAGATGCTGCTGTTTCAAAAGCAAATTCAAACACAGTTACTATAAATGCCGCTAAAATAGACATCACTAAAGCACTTAACGATTCAACAAGTGCGTTGAATGCGATTAAATTAGTAGATGGGCGAGTCGATTCAGTCACAACAACCATTGCAAATGTAAAAAGTGATGTTGATAAAAAAGCTGATAAAACAGCAGTCGCAAGTCAAATCAGTCAATCAGCTACTGAAATTAGACAAGACCTACAGTCATGGACGAATGGTCAACTGACTAATTACAGCACCATTCAAAGTACCGCAACAAGTATTGCTAGTGCCGTGTCAAGTAAAGCTGATAAAAGTCAAATCACCCAACTATCTGACCAAATTACAAGCGTTATAAGTAGTTCAGGCCAAAATAATCTTGTTTATAATTCAACATTTCAAGATAGTATAGACGGTTGGAGAGTGCAAAACGGTTACAAGCAAACAACCGCTAGAAATATCGGCGGTAATTATTCAATTGAGTTTAAATTACCAGAAAATCCTAACGGAAGTTGGAATTTTGCGAGAAGTAAAAAAGTTCCGATTGGTGTATTTAAAAACTATGCGTACTCTGTGTCAATAATGAGAATGGTAGATATTCCCAATGCGGGATTTTTTGCCTATGGTGTCGAGGGGTACGATGAATCTGGTAATAGATTAGAATGGAAAACCGTCAATATTCATTCAAGTTTATCTGATTATGTTTGGGTTTTGCTTTCTGATAAATTTACATTTACTAATCCTGATGTAAAAACAGTTTCTTTTGTATTAGCTTCAAACGGTTTCGGACATTATTTAGCATGTCAGCCTATCATGGTGAATGATAAGAATGTTGGAAGTTTCGTCCCTGACGGAATGAATAAATCACAAATCACACAACTTTCTGATGATATTAATTTACGAGTGATTAAGGGTGATGTTGTCAATCAAATCAATATTAGCCCTGAGTCAATATTGATCGCAGGTAATAAAGTTCAAATTACTGGTGAAACTTATATTGAAAACGGGATAATTGGCAATGCAAAAATAAAAGATTTGTCAGCAAGTAAATTAACCGCAGGAACAATTGATGCAGCTAAAATAAACGTGTTGAATATTAATGCAGCAAATATAACAACAGGAATATTGAATGCTGACAGGATTGGGGCTAATTCGATAACCGCAACACATATCAACGTTGCTAACCTTGCAGCCATATCTGCTGATTTGGGGATAATAACGGCAGGGACGATAAACGCTGCAACAGTACGTATTATCAATTTAGATGCCGGAGCTATCTCAACAGGTACGCTTAACGCGAATCTGATTGCAGCCCACTCCATTACGGCCGATAAGATTAACGCGACAAGTTTAGGCCTTTTCAACAATGATTTTTATACTAACGTTCAACCTGACGGAATGAGAATGCAAGGCAAAGCTCAAATCATCTTTGGAAAGTGGAAAGATAGCAGCGGTGTCGTAAGAAATAGTGAGGGTATATATATTGGTGGCTATAACGCAGGGATTAAATATGTAGCTTTGACCCGTGCTGATGGTTCTACGTTCATGCTTAGAGCTAACAGTGACATGGATATTGGAACGAACAAAAATGTTATGAAAGAATCATTGAATGTTTACGACACTACTCATTTTTGGTATCCGCAAATTAATCATTCTGATTTAACACTAAATGGTTATTTAGCAATGGGGGGAGATTTTCAAGAAGCGAGCATTCAGTATGATAAGGCTTCGGCTACACTAGCTTTCCGCGTTCCTGGGGGAAGGAGTGGTTCAGCTTTTTGGTTCAACCAAAATGTTAATGCAGCCGGAACATTTAACACAGTTTCTCGTCTATCTTTGAAAAATGTTAAGGGAGAATATAAGGGTGATGCATTAAAAGAAATTTGCGATACAAACATCGTGGAATATTCATATAAGAACAATCCAAAAGTACGCCAATTATCGCCCATCATTGATGATGTTAATAAAATAAAGCAATTCACTTTACCTGATATTATCAATGATGGTAAAACAGTTAATTTGTATGCTATGTCATCTTTATCTTGGCTAGCCATTCAGGAATTGGCTAAAAAATTAGAAAATATAGAGGAAAAAATAGATGCTATCGCTTAAAAATAAAGAACTTGCACCAATTATTAATTTTTTATCAGCAGTTGAGCTTTCACCCAAAGCGAGCAGATGTCGCTCAAAACTTGTCAAAAAATTGTTGGAAAAGTACACTGAACTCAAAGAAGATTTAGAAGAAATTATCAAAAAGTTTGGGAAACGTGATGACAATGGGGAAATCATTCGATTAGAAAATGGAAATGTTGAATTTTCAGAAGATACAAGAGAGGAAGGAATCAAAGAACAAGAAGAATTATTTGATGAGGAAATTTCCATTAATCTTGATGAAATTAAAAAGAAGGTTAAGTTTTTAGTTACAAACCTAGACCAGCTTGACACTAAATTATCAGGGTATGATGCAGAAATCTATGACATGCTCATGGACCAATTAGAAGAGGAGATATAAAATGGCTTTGACAATTACGCAATTAATTTCAGTTACAGGAGTTTCAACAATTAATGGAGAGCAAGTGGCATACTTTAGCGCTCAAATCCCTAAAGGCAGCGGAAATTCTACGTTTAACCGAAACATTACCAATCAAGAATTGTATGACGCAAATAAAAGAGAAGTTCGGGCTGATGAATCAGAGTTTCAATCAAAAGTTTATGAGGTTGAAGATGGGTTGCTACAGTGATTATAAAAATTAGAAAGTAGGGGTTATGGAGGAGCAAGCATGGCGAGAAGTGCTCGAACGATTAGCTCGAATTGAAACAAAGTTGGACAACTATGAAACAGTTAGAGATAAAGCAGAACGAGCGCTTTTAATAGCCCAATCAAATGCAAAACTTATAGAAAAAATGGAAGCCAATAATAAGTGGGCTTGGGGATTTATGCTTACTCTTGCCGTAACTGTTATTGGATATATAATTACTAAAATAATTTAAAGGAGAAAGAACATGAAAGCAATCGACAAAGGAACACTCACACGTACAGTTTTGCTTTGGTTAGCTATCATTAACCAAATTCTAACAGCATTGGGTATTAATCCATTGCCACTTGATGATAATACTGTCAGCACAGTTATCACAACAGTTTTTGCACTTTGGGCATGGTGGAAGAATAACGACTTCACTCATGCAGCCAAAAAAGGAACTGAACTTACTAAAAGTTTAAAAAATGGAGATAGTGTTCAAGTAGTTAAGGCATCTGACGCTGACCATGAATTCACAGAAGGAGGTGAATAATGTCAAGTATTGAAAATATGATTGCTTGGATGCAAGCACGAAAGGGTAAGGTAACTTACTCAATGACCTTGCGAATGGGTCCTAGAAGTTATGACTGCAGCTCGTCAGTATTCTTTGCAATGATTGCTGGTGGTTTTCTGTCAGCAGGTTCAATGGGTAATACTGAAACCTTATTTGGAATGTCAGGAACTAAACTCAAAGAAATCAGTCGTGGAGAGGTCCAGCGTGGCGATATCTTCATCTCAGGCACTCCAGGCGGTTCTGCTGGCTCTGACGGACACACCGGCATCTTCCTAAGCAATGGTTCATTCATTCACTGTTCTTACACTCACAATGGAATTGCGGTTGATACAAACGACGCTTATATGAGTACTCGATTGCCACATCACTTTTATCGAATTGTTGGTTCAGGTTCAGGAAATACTGACAACAAACCTCAAATGGTTACCTTAAATGTTGATGGACAATTTGGTAATGCGACTGCTAAACGATTGCAAGAATACTTTGATACAGCTGGGAAAGACGGAGTGATCAGTCACCAGTATAAACAAACCTTTAATCAAAATATCTATGCTGCTCAGTTTGATTCATCACTGACTGGTTCAAACGTGGTTAAAGCATTGCAAAGATTCTTAGGAATCGGACAAGATGGCTTGTTTGGCCAAGGTACAATTAAAGCACTACAAAAACATCTTGGAACCACACAAGATGGAACAATTAGCCCAGTTTCTGATTCTGTTAGAGAATTACAACGTCGATTAAATGCGAATAAATTATAAAAATTAACCCTGACTTCGGTCAGGGCTTTTTTGTTAACAAATGTTACTGTTTTTCTTAAAATAAATTAGTATAATATCCTTATCATAAATGCTATTCCAAATACAAATACAAATAACTAAGTGTTTTGGGAGAGATAAAGCGCTCTTTTCCAAAGCAAGGGCGCTTTTTTCTTGACAAAAAATAATGATAGCGCTATAATAAATTATCCTATATAATCTTTGAGGATTTTAATCCATGAAATTCTCATTGCATAATTTCCTAAGCGCCTCACTCTCGTGGGGCGCTTTTTTTATGCTATAATATAGTCGGGATGTTTGTGAGATTTCATCCTATTCCTAGAGTCAAGCCATTCTTCGGAGTGGCTTTTTTCAAATAAAAAAACTCTA